CCTACTACTGCAATAACAATTTATTATACTTCTGGAAACATAAGTTCGGGTTCTGTAACTCTTTACGGTATTTCTTAATAGGAATAACAAATGACCACAATCATTAATGCCTCTAACGGCTCTACAAGCGGTCTGATTACATTGGCAGATGCCTCTGGTGTTCTCCAGCTTCAAACTAACAACGGCACACCAGCACTAACGCTAAACACCACTCAGGCTTTGGGTGTAGGGTCGGGTGCTTCTTACGGTACTAGCGGTCAGGTGCTGACCTCTGCTGGCTCTGGTGCTGCGCCGACTTGGTCTACTCCAAGTACAGGGGCAATGACGTTGATTAGTACTCAGACTGCTTCTAGTTCAGCATCATTATCTTGGACAGGGTTATCTACTTACGACAAATACATTCTTATTTATGAAAATGTAATACCTGCGCAATCAAACGCGCAATTGATGGCTTTAATTGGTACTGGAGCTGGCCCAACATATGTTACTAGCGGATATTATGGTCAAGGATATTTTTCAAATTATAATAATGGTAGCGGAACAACAACTCAAGCGGCAACACAAAATAATACAGGAGGTGCATATATAGGATTTATTGGAGGTCGTTCAACATTAAATCAAACAAAAGCATCGGGTCAAATCCTTATTGCAGGTACAAATTCAAGTACTTTTGTAGAATTTTCCGGATGTCCTGGCAATTATGATACAAGTGTTTGGGAAGCGGAAACAAGTATGTTTTTTACTGGAGTTGCTGTATCTGCGTCAGTAACCGCAATAAAAATACAAATGCTTACTGGCAATATTGTTTCGGGTTCTTTTTCCCTCTACGGCATCTCATCTTAATAGGAGTAAATCATGGCATCTTTAAACGACACCATCGTTGCATATCTTACAGTCAACAACATTGCTTTCGCTCCCGGCGACTACCAAACTGGTCAGCCTGAAGGCCAACCAGATCAAGTGTTGACTTGGAACACAGCCAAGTTGGGCGCACAGCCCACACAGGCTCAACTGGACGCCGCATACACAACATATGAAGGCCAACAGATTCAAGCTAAAAACAAAACCCAAGCAACGGCTTTGCTGCAAGCTACGGATTGGTCTGTCAACGCTGACGTGACAACTGGCACACACAAGCTGACCAACCAAGCTGACTTCATTGCATACCGCAATGCTGTTCGTGCGATTGCAGTCAACCCACCTACAACACCAGCAACTTTCCCTGCTGTTCCTACAGATACTTGGAGTAATTAAATATGACCACGGTAATTTCGGGTTCATCGCCATCAGTCACGTTTAGCGACAGCACCACGCAAACAACTGCGTTCTCGGCGGCTAACTCGAATACATGGACAGCCACACAGACGTTTAACGGCTCTACAAGCACGTTTGGCACTACCCTACTGGACAGCAACGAAACGGTCAACGTGGTGGCTGCTGCGCCCTCTGCTACGACTAACTTTTACGTTCAAAGCGGCTCGGTTCAATATTACACATCAAACGCTGCTAACAACTGGACGCTGAATATCGCCTTCAGTTCTGGTACATCGTTGAACACGGCTTTGTCAACAGGCCAATCAGTAACATTTACGCTGATTACAACTCAAGGCTCTACGGCTTACTACAACAACGCTGTGACGATTGACGGTACATCTGTGACGCCTAAATGGATTGGTGGCGCTCCTAGTGCTGGTAATGCTTCTGGTCTGGATGTGTACCGCTATGCTGTGGTTAAAACAGGAAGTGCTGCATATACCGTATTGGCAAGCCTGACACAATACAAATAAGGAATAGCGATGCCATTGCAACAAACCTCGGGTAATGACACGCAAGATGCGTATGGCGGTGGTAAAGCCGTTGTTCCTGTTTATGTAGAGAATGTGTTTAGTACCTATTTGTATACGGGTACGGGCGCTACTCAAAGCATTACGAATAGCATTGACCTTTCCACTAAAGGTGGAATGGTTTGGATTAAAGACAGGACAACAAATAGTACTAATAACAATTTATTTGATACTATTCAAGGCGCAACTAAATTAACTCATTCAAATACAACAGCAGCTACAGTTACTGATACAAATTCGTTAACCGCTTTTAATACAACGGGTTTTACGCTTGGATCAGGTAACACTTCTGGTAATCAAGTAAACACATCTGGCGATAATTTTGTCTCATGGACATTCCGCAAGCAGCCAAAGTTCTTTGATATTGTGACGTATACGGGTACGGGTTCTGCCCACACGATTTCTCATAACCTTGGCTCGGCTCCAGGTTGCATTATTGTTAAACGTACTGACACGACAAGTAATTGGCAGGTTTATCACAGTGGATTAACGTCTGCTGCATATAGCATTCAGTTAAATTTGGCTAATGCTCAAGCAAGTGCACCTACTGTATGGAACAGCACAGCGCCGACAAGCACTGTGTTTAGCGTAGGAACTGATGCAACAGTCAATGCGTCTGGCGGCACTTACGTTGCCTATTTATTCGCCTCTAATGCAGGGGGCTTTGGCCTGACGGGTACAGATAACGTAATTACTTGCGGTTCATTTACGACTGATAGCAGCGATAATGCAAGTGTTAATCTTGGTTATGAACCACAATGGTTAATGGTTAATTGTGTTTCTGCTGCTAGCAATTGGTATATGTTTGATGTAATGAGGGGCTTCAGTCAAACTACACTTTTATATTTAAACCCAAATCAAGCGCAATTAGAAAATTCAGCAAGTAATTCTCCGAGTTATTTGATACCCAACGCAACTGGATTTGCAACAGGACAAGCTGGGTTTTTTGCTCCTAATCAACAAATAATCTACATAGCCATACGCAGAGGCCCAATGGCTGTGCCTACTGACCCGACTAAGGTGTTTAAGCCTGTTGTAGTAAATAGTCCAACATCAGGACAACTAGAAACAACTAACTTTCCTGTTGATCTTTTGATCGAAGGTGAAAATAGTCAAAGCACTTCAGCTTATTGGTATGATATTGATAGACTAAGAGGCTCATTGTCAACAAGTTCTGCTACTTTATTTACTAATGTTGGTCGTGTTGAATCTACCACAACAAGTGGTTTTGGTTTTGATAGCAATGTTGGAGTTACGGATTATCACAATAGTTCTTTAGGTGTTGCTGACAATGTAACTTATTGGAATTTTTCTAGAGCACCTGGGTTCATGGATATTGTTTGTTATTCAGGTACTGGTTCGGTGCAAACAATAAATCATAATTTAAATGCAATTCCGCAACTAATTTTTGTTAAAGCTAGAACCGGCTCAAGTGCTGGTTGGTATGTTTACGTTTCATCACTTGGAAATACTGGATATGTTAAATTAGATGCAACAAATGCTTTTGCGACAGATTCAACTGTATGGAATAATACAAACCCAACATCAACTAATTTTACAATTGGAACTTCACCCAACGTAAATAGTTCGGGTGGAACACTTGTAGCATATTTATTTGCAACATTAGCAGGTGTTTCATATGTAGGTTCATATACAGGCAACGGAACAGGGCAATCAATAGCTTGTGGATTTGGTGCTAGTGGTGCAAGGTTTGTTTTAATTAAACGCACTGACTCATCAGGTAATTGGTATGTTTTTGATAGTGCAAATGGTCTTACTAGTTCTTCAAGCCCATATATTTGGTGGAATTCAAATGCTGCACAAACAACAGGTAACAACGGTGTTTACGCATCTTCTGGCGGCTTTACATTAGGCGCAACGGCAATCACTACAACCAATATTGCAACCGCAAGCTATATCTTCTTAGCTATCGCATAAGGACAAATCATGCAAATTCGACTACGCTCAAACGGACAAGTAATGTTTGAGGAAGCATTCCGCCAATACATTGCTTCCAACGGTGGCCCTTCATGGGGTCAAACTACGACTGAAATTCTTGACGAATTGCAAGCCGATGTTGTATTTGATGGGCCTAGTCCTACGCTAACACACTGTCAAGTTGCTAGTGCTGGCCCTGCTATTGAAGAAAACGGTCAATGGTACACATCGTTTGTCGTGACTGACATGGACGCTGACGCCAAAGCAGCAACTGACGCAGCCCAAGCCGCATCGGTTCGCCAACAGCGCAACGCCAAGTTGACAGCTTGCGATTGGACACAAGTTGCTGATGCGCCAGTAGATAAAGCAGCATGGGCAACATACCGTCAAGCCTTGCGTGATTTGCCTAAAGAAGCTGGCTTTCCTTGGGAAATTACTTGGCCTACAGCGCCAACAGCATAAATTTAAACAAGGCGGTTTTGAGGGATTTTTGCATTAATATAGGTGACGGTTAAGCGAAAATTCCTCAAACTTTTATACTGTAAAGTATATGCCTAAAAAATATAGCGTTGTAATACCAACTTACAACAACTGCGAAAGATACCTCAAGCCTTGCATTGAGTCGATCATCAAATACACCGACATGTCAGATGTCGAGTTGATAATCGTAGCAAATGGATGTCAAGATGCCACCAAGGCCTACTTGAATTTTCTTCAAGCCACCGGCTTGGATTTCATTGCCCTTTGGGATGATAAGCCACTTGGGTTTGCCAAAGCTGCTAATGCGGGCACTAAAAAGGCCACAACCGACAAAATTGTGTTGTTGAATAACGACACGGTGTTGTTGGAACAGCCAAAAAACAAATGGCTAGAACGCTTGTGTATCGGTGATATATCAGCAGTTCTAACGCAACGCTCCAAAATTACAAACGAGCCATTTGGTGTCTTTTTCTGTGTAATGATTCAGAAAAAGGTATTTGACAAAATTGGCCTATTAGACGAACAGTTTAACGTTGGTGGATGCGAAGACATTGATTTTTGCAAACGGGCCCTAGATGCGGGTTTTAAGCTGGCTGATGTGGGTTATAAAGGTGACTTCCCAATCTTCCATGTGGCTGAAGGCACTGTGCATGACGAAACGTTAGTTAAAGACTGGAAACAAACGTTTTCAGACAACGAAGTCAAACTGGCAAAGAAGTACAACAACATGGACTGGTACCGTTGGTACTTGTCAAACAATTATGAACGCGCTGTGTTCCTTAAAGGCGACCCAGTGTTTTCAAGAGAAACACAGCGTTATGAATGGGCGGCTCGTAACCTAAAAGGCGGCCAAGTTTTGGAGATTGGATGCTCCACGGGCTACGGTTACCAGTTTTTGCCAGAAGATGTTACGTACATGGGGCTGGATTACGACCCACAGATTGTGAAAGTGGCAAAAGAGCAACAGTGGTCTGACAACGCAACTTTTTATTATGCTGACATTAACACATTTGAGTTGGGCAGGTATAACACAATCATTGCCTTTGAGGTGATTGAACACCTTGATAATGGCTTGGAAATTGTTGAAAAGCTAAAAGGCCATTGCAAACGGTTATTAATTTCGGTGCCGTACGATGAGCCCAAAGGTTTTTGGGGCGAACACCACAAACTGCATGGTTTGACGGAAAAAGATTTTCCGGGGTTTAAGTTTACATATGTTGACTTTGATGGTAACATATCTGACACGCTGAATAGTGTGTCTTCTGAAAACCCCGCCAACTTAATGCTGTGTATCTACGATAATGAGTAAAGTACTTTGCTCGGTGGCAACCCGAGGCCGTTATGATACGACGTTGCCGATAGTGTTGAATGCAATCATCAACCAAACCAAACTGCCAGATAAATTAATTATCTTTGACGACAACGATGTATTCAAAGATGTGCGCGGCCAGTTGGTGTATGATTATTTTTTCAAAATATTAGACCGCAAAGGCGTTCCTTGGGAATGGCGTGAAGCGGAGAAAAAAGGTCAGCACCACATCCACCACCAAGCCAACGTGATGGGGTATGACTGGGTTTGGCGTGTAGATGATGACGCAGTGCCAGAGCCAAATGTTTTGGAAACGTTGTACGAATACACCAAAATATATAAAAATTTAGGTGCGGTTGGTGGCGCTGTGTTAACACCGCCTGATTTTCCAGACACATCTAAAGTAACCGGTAAAATCAATGACATTTTTGACGAGCCTAACATTCAATGGAATGTTATAAAAGAAGTTAAAAAGGTTGATCATTTACACTGCACGTTTTTGTACCGGGCAGGTATTTGTGATTACAACTTAGGTTTATCGCGTGTAGCGCACCGAGAAGAAACATTGTTTACTTGGGCGTTGCATCAAAAGGGATATGACTTATTGGTTGTGCCCAATGCAATAACGTGGCACATGAAGAACCCCCAAGGTGGAATTCGTGCCGAAACCAACATGGATTTGTATCGACACGATGAGGAAATATTTAAAAACTTCCTTCGCTGCGCTGATGCAACGATTGTTGTTCTTAATTGCGGCCGCGGTGATCACGTTGTATTTAAAAGAATACTGCCGTTGATCAAAAACCCCTTGGTATTTACGTGCTATCCAGAAATTGTTCCGGGGGCAAGTC